CCCCCCCACCCATACCCACCTGAAAAACAAACCCGCGCGCGTAAGGGCCGTTCAAGAAATTCCTGAAGGCTGGCAACCGGCATCGTTTGAACTCGGCAGCAAGAGCCGCGCAATCGTTGATGGCTGGCCACCCGGCGAAATAGCGGACCAGATCGAACACTTCACCGCCCACCATCGCGGCAAGGGAAGCAAGTTCAAGGATTGGCAGGACGCTTGGTCAACTTGGGTTTTGAATAGCAGGAAATTTGGAAATGGACGATCAGGTCAAAACATTCAGCGCAGCGGCGGTAGCGGCTTTGGGCAACGCGACAACCGCGATGGAATCGCCAAAGCCCTTGACCGTCGCCTTGCCGAACTTGAACAACCTGCCGGACAGGCTGGACGATCAGACATTGAGGGAACTGCGAGCCTTCGCCTCATCGCGTCTGCCCGAACTGCCCCCTTCTAGCGAAAAGCATTTCGTCCAGTGCCTGCGAGTGCTGATAGCCACGCTGCCCAAAAAGGTGACGGACGATCTTGGCGGCGAACTGGTGGTTAGCACTTATCGCCGGATGCTCGGCCATTATCCAGACGATGCCATCAGCTACATGACTGAACAGGCATTGTATCTCAAATGGTTCCCGACGATTGCTGAATGCATCGAGCTGATCAAAGGCTGGCGGCGTGATGACGACGAAACGCGCAATCGCATCGAGGCTAGCAGACTGATCCATGCCGAACGGCGCAAGCGCGAAGCCGAGGTTCCGTGCGAACCCAAAGCCCCGCCGATCACGCAGCGCGAAGTGGATGCCATGCCCGAAGAAATGCAGCGCCTCGGCATATCATGCGGCGCTCTGCAAGTGGACGAAAACGGCAAGGTAACACCAGTCAACCCAGTGGGGACATAATGGCGAAAGCAAAACGCAAGCAACAGATCGAAGCCATACCTGCCGAAACCCCCACGCCTGAACATCTGGCAAAGGGCAATGTCAAATCCCTGTTTGTCACGCATGTTGAAACCAACACGATCACCAAGGCGCACCGTGTCAGCAGCATTGTGGATTTGAGGAACCTGCCCGTGCTGCAATCGACTGGTGCATGGAACGATGGGAAGCGCGGGGCATCATCGGCAACCTTGCGGCCCGCTATGAGCCCACCACTGGCACTGGTGGCAACGTGGTGCGAGACATCGAACTGCGCGACGAGCTGGACCGGGAGCGTGAACATTTCCACCCGGCGCATTGGGGTGTATTCGAGAACGTGGTTCGCTGGGGTGAACCTGCCGGTTCGTCTGGCAGTGTGTTGGCCAATGACCGTGAACAAGCCGTGGCGATCTCCCGCGCAACCGTTGGCATGATCGCCTGCATAATTGCGATACACAGAGGCTATTGACATGCCCGCATTAAGCCCCTAGAAATTGCCACAATAGCCAAAGGTGGGTCCGGTAAGGGTCCGCCTTTTTTGTTAGCGCGACTTGTCTCCCCAAGTGCGCAACCCCTGCTCGATCCCGTCCACACATAAACCGCCGCAGGTACGGCGCGAAGGGTTCGGTATGATTCGCAGCAGGGGGTCAATTCGTCACCGCAGCAACAGGGGGCCATCATGGCTAAGAAGTCCAAAAAGAAATGCTGATCCTGCGTTCGCGGGAACAAGCCAAAACCTACCCCAAGGTCAACGGGGCGCTTAGGCCGACAAGCGACAAGAGCGGCAACCACAAGCAGAAGGTAAACATACCATGCGTAGATTGATCCGTAACACCACCAAGCCTTCCCTCGGTAATGGCGAACAGAGCCAACTCCAGGGCGACCGCAACGCAAACCTGCTTGTGGCCAATCCATACAGCGAATACGAAACTGTTGCCGCATCGCAGACCGCTCAGGCAATGGGCGCAACTGGCGCAACCGGCGACTATCTGGAAAGCATTCTTGTTATCCCCGCCACCACTTCGCCGGGTAACGTGCTGCTGCTTGATGGCGCAACTTCGATCACCGTGTTCACAGGCGGCGCGACTTCGGTTGCTGACCTGAAGCCGTTCTCGATCCGCGTTGGCCTCAAGAGCGTTTCCGGCGCTTGGAAGATCACGACCGGCGCTAACGTCTCGGCCATCGGCATCGGCAACTTCACCTAATTCATACGGCGCGCATCTCCTCTGTGGTTCGGACTGGCCCGATCCCTGAACGCTCTCAATGGTCTAACAACTGAACACCGTGCGCGCCGGGGTGTCGTGACCTCATACGATGCGGTGAATTGAGAGAAGCCAGACTTCAACCAAGCTAGGCCCAGCCACAGTGCAGCCGGAAGCGAGGGACACAATGGCAGACGACCCCCTGCTTCGTGCGATGTTCGATGTTCTCAACAAGAACATTACCGCCGATGAAATGACCGCTGCTAAGGCGGCTATGATCGCGGAAAATGGCCGGTGGCTTGGTTCATCCGTCAACGATTGGGCAAAGCCCATAGCTGCGGTCATTGGTGCTGGCCTGAAGGCAATAGCCGATGCCCGATCTTCTATACTAGAGGCCGAGTAGATGGCGACCGGAGTAAAGACCGGCGGCAGGTCTAAGGGTACACCTAACAAGGCAACGGTCGCCAAGCGGAAAGAGGTTGAAGCTACGGGCCTTACCCCGCTTGATTACCTGATTAGCGTGTATCGTGACGTAGGCGCAGACGAGGCCAAGCGGATAGATGCCGCCAAGGCTGCTGCGCCTTACCTACATGCCAAGTTGCAGCCGGTTGATGGCAAGGGTGATACGGCGCAGACACACCTACACGAGATTAGGCGTACCATTGTCCGTCCTTGATATAGCCACAGCAGAGGTCTTTGAGCCTCTGCTAGAACCAGCACGATATAAGGGCGCATGGGGTGGGCGAGGATCTGGCAAGTCGCATTTCTTCGCTGAGAAGCTGATTGATGACGCGATGTACGAGAGGGGCCTTCTTTCGGTTTGTCTCCGCGAAGTCCAAAAGTCGCTGAAGGATTCAAGCAAGCGCCTGCTCGAAGCCAAGCTACAGACATTGCGGCTTGGTGAGGCTGAAGGTTTCAAGGTATTCCGTGAGGTCATCCAGACGCCCGGCGATGGGGTGATTACATTCCAGGGCCTGCAAGATCACACGGCAGAAAGCATCAAGTCGCTGGAAGGTTTCAAACGGGCTTGGCTAGAAGAGGCGCAGACGATCAGCGCCACCAGCTTGATGTTATTGCGCCCTACGATCCGCGCCAATGGCTCGGAGATATGGGCAAGCTGGAACGCAAGGCGCAAGACTGATCCGGTTGATGTGATGTTGCGCGGTCCTGAATTGCCAACTGGTGCCGTAGTGGTTGAGGCTAATTGGCGTGATAACCCGTGGTTCACGCCGGAACTTGAACAGGAGCGGCAAGACTGCCTTCGCACCCAGCCCGATCAGTACGGGCATATTTGGGAAGGCGAATACATTAGTGTTGCTGATGGGGCTTATTACGCCAAGCAATTGACGCAAGCCAAGACAGACGGCAGGATTACGGATGAATTAGCGGGTGATCCGCTGATGACCTACCGGGCATTTTGGGACATCGGTGGAACAGGTGCAAAGGCCGATGCTTGCGCTATCTGGATTGCGCAGTTTGTCGGCACATCAATCAGGGTCTTGGATTACTACGAGGCGTCAGGCCAAGAGCTTGCCGAGCATGTCCATTGGCTGCGCAAAAATGGTTATGAAAACGCCAAGATGATGCTGCCGCATGATGGTAATCAGCACGATAAGATTCAGCGGGTGACATATGCCGGAGCGCTGCGGGAAGCGGGCTTTGCGGTTGATGTTTACCCGAATGCAGTGGGCGCAAAGATGATTAGGATAGACGCTGCGAGGCGATTGTTCCCATCGATGCGTTTTCACAAGACCAAGTGCGCGGCGGGGCTGGAAGCGCTCGGCTGGTATCACGAGAAAAAGGACGACATTCGCAATGTTGGACAAGGGCCAGAGCATGACTGGTCAAGTCACGGCGCGGATGCGTTTGGCTTGATGGCGCTATCCTATGAAGAGCCACGCAAGGCCCAGAAGATTGTTTATCAAACTAGGGGGATTGTATGATTGAAGTCCCTGACGAGTTCACCGCATTCTTGCAGCAGGAATACGACCGCTGCGCCGATCAGGTGCTTGAGCAAGAGCGTGAAGTCGCAATTGATCGCTATAACGGCGAACCATATGGCGATGAAGAAGAAGGCTCTAGCCAAGTCGTGGCGCGGGACGTTGCTGAAACCATCGATTACATGGTTATCAGCGTTCTTCGCACCTTGGTATCTGGCGACAAGATCGTTGAGTTCACGCACCACAATGCGGAAATGGCGCATCAGGCAACCGAAACCATCATGTATATGCTGATGGAAAAGCAGGACGGCTATCGCATTCTGCATGACTGGCTGAAGGCTGGTTTGCTGGAAAAGAACGCGGTCGCCATGACGTTCCCCGATCTGCCCAGCCCGAAGCGCAAGGAAAGCAAGATCCCCGCGCTAATGTACGATCCGGCGCGTCATATCCAAGGCGAGGATGCCGGGAACGACGAGGCAACCGGCGAACCGATGATGAATGTTGTCGAGATGCTTGAGCAGCAGCCCAAGTTCCTTGACGCTGCCGTGCCTAATGAAGAGTTCTATTGCAGCCCTGACGCGCATTCGATCACCGAAGCGCCAATGAAGGGTCGCAGGTTCCGCAAGACGATCAGCGACTTGATTGCAATGGGCTTTGACCGCGCCGATTGCGAGGAAATACCAAGCGATACGGGCCGCGATAACCTGCTGTCTCTGGCGCGTGA